CCATCCACTGAGTGATATAAGCGGAATCAGATATATTTGTTCTTGTAATATCAGTGACATGGAGTTGCTGCACTACTTTCTCAACACCTCTTCCCCAAGCCGGTCTTCTTAACCTGATCAGTTTTCCAGGCTGAGGGTCTCTCAAATCTTCAAAATTGACAAGGTAGGGGTCAACCACTAACATATCGTTTATAGCTTTTCTTACATTAGCTATATGACTGTTAAATAGAAAGTCTAATGTATGCTGTAAGCCGTATAACACTTCCATTCTTCCAATAGGTGTTATTGAATATCCATCATACTCAGGACTCGCCACAGCCATAGGATACTGTCCATGATTATGGTCTGCTTTTTCACAAGCTATAATCACATCATCTCCAGCCAACTCAAAGTACCATTTTTCAGGAACTTCACTCTTTGATAGCTTCCAATCCTTTGGAATAAGTGTAATATACATATGAATAATGTCTACTGGAGATACAGCACCTGATATAGCTCTATGTATATTAGCTGAACCGCCATAACTTGTCTGTCTATCACTTTCATCAAGAGCCAAGGCTGATTTCTTATTTCCTTTAGGCTTCAAATATTTTACGTTGAACAGTCCTGAGTCAGGTTGTTCTTCTCTACTCAACAGGTTCATGTAGTTATCTCTGTCAACCCAGCCTATGAATTCACCCTTCTGAATATTATCACTAGACACAGAAGGGTCTGGCAACCACATATAGGGGTCTATAGATGACAGAGCATTACCTTCAAATAATAAGCCGTCAACAAAGTTGCCTATTCTCTCTGTAGAAGTGCCTAGTTCTGACTCAGTAATTATAAGTGATTTAGTCAGTCTCTTTCCATATAATCTACGCCACTCAGGTATACCAATGCCTACTCCATAGCTTAGTGAGTCACGTAGAATAGTATGTATAGCCAAAGGCACTTTATTCTTAATACAATGGAGTCTAATAATCAACTCCATCAGCATTGCACCTACAGTATCATCATCCTCAACACCTTCATACTGAAATATAGGATCTTGAAAAAAAGCCATTGATAAGTAAGTTAATAAAGCTTCAAGCATTGAATAACTATAAGGGAATACTATACTAACAGGCTTGGTAGCATCTTTGTTTTTTAGCTGTTGTTCCTTTTCCTTCAAAGGCATATAGATAGTCAGTGTTCTATCTATCTGTCTCCAAGAATCAAAACGCTTGGAGATTTCATCTCTCGCCATTCTGGCACGCTCCCATATTCTAGATCTGAGCTTTCTATGCAAAGCGCTATCAGGGCGTAAATCCAAACCAGAAGGGTACTTGTAATTAAGATCCTTCTTATAATATTCATCTCTCCAGCCTGCAGGTTCACCAGTAACTATATACGGCATAGTTAAGTCCTCTATCCTTTAGTCAGCAAATATATTAAAGATGCGAAAAAAGCTCCACTTACTCCGCAAAAAACTCTCCAGATCCATGTTATGGATTTTCTAGTTGTATTAACCATTTCGCAAAATCCTTCCGTTCTCCCGTCTCCAATCAGAATAGAATTCAGACGACTTATTGACATATGATTGGCAAAGGCTATATCAACAAGAATATTTAATTTATCATCAGACGCCATAGTCTTTATTTTCTCTTTATTCAAGGCTATCTCAACCTCATGATTATTAGATGTGCTAGCCACTAGACATACCTCCAATTATCTATAGGTTTCTCATAAGTGAGTTCTTTATACTCAGCCTCAGCATCCTTAGTATCAAAATCCGGAGGACTGAAATATCTCTCTCCTAATTCCAACATCTCAATTAAATAAGCCTCAGCATCCATCAAATCCCAAAGAGCAGAACGAGGAAACATTAACAGTTGTTGTTCAAGCTTTCTTATTGAAGCACAAGAGGCATTGTGATAAATATATCCACCTCTGTAATAAGGAACAAGCTCTTTAATACGAAGATCTTTCTTCATTCCACCTCTGGCCTTAAGCCAGATTATTTCGTAGAAACGTCCACGTCTGAACATTTCATTTTTAATAGGCTGTTTAATAAACTCATTGAGAGATGTCTCTTCAATTCCCAGTACTTTTGCATTTAACATCTGAGCCATACCAAATAGACTTGCATAGATTTCATCAGGATACATTTTCTCAGAAATGACAGATCTGATAAAAATCTTTGCACTCTCAAGGTCAATTCCTATTCCTATAATAGCAGTCTCAGCCGAATGAATCTTTACAGTTTTAGCAGGGTCAAGAAGGATTACTGTTTCTATGTTAGGATTTTGTTGAACATCTACATCGAGCAAAGGCAAATCACCTTCGTTTAATATTTTTCCATAAGGTAAGTTGTAGTATTTGAAATATTCAGATCTGAATGCTGCATCTTTCGTTGAAATAGGAAGGTTTCTAAGCTCACGAAAGAACACATCAGTCTGTCCGGCAGCTACATGCTGTTCCCATTCCTTTTGTATAGCATCGTCAGAGATAAATTCTGGAGCAGTTGATTTAAAGTCATCATCACAGGCTTCAAGCCTAATAGAAGCCCACTCAGGTGAGTTTAATAATCTTTGCAAGATAGAATCTTCATGCTTTAAAGTATCAATATAGACAATTTTCCAACTACTTGCCAATTTACCTATACGCGGAACAGCCTTAAGCACATCAGCGTAGAGCCACTCATACTGCCTCCTACGATATTCATCATTGACTACTTGTTCAGGATCTTCAAGGTCATCTATTACAATTAAGCCTGGGCGGTCATTCTTAAACAAAACACCACGAACCTGCTGTCCAGCTCCACGAGGCCATACTAAGGTATTATAAGCAACCCAGGATTTCTTACTGAATACCTCATCAAACTCAATCCTGCTAGGATCTCGTTGTTTGAAGGAACCGAAAAACGCCCTTATTTCCTTATTGGTTACAAGCTCACGGCGAAGGTTTTCAGTCTGAAGTGAAGCGGCATCGTGACTTTTGTTAATGTAGACAATAAAATCCGTGTAATGAAATAGAATCCATCTAGCCATTAAGGCTAAGGCAACTATAGATGTCTTACCATAGCCACGAGGAGCTGCTATGGCGACTTTCTGGTCAGGACCATCTATCAAATCAAATATCTTTCCATGCACTTCTTCAGCAAAAGGCATATAGAAACGCTCTGGGAAGAAAGTTTGAGCAGTTACTCTAGTGCTGATAGCACATTGTTGAAGTATTATCTGTAATTCTGTGTCCATTATCTTATCCATTCATAGACTGTGCAAAATGCTCAGTATCTTGAACTTTTTGTCTCCATCCTCTTGCATCAACTTTTGGCTTAAAATGGTCTATAATTACTGTTTTTTCATTATTCTTTTCTAAATTATTTACAGACTCTCTTGTGTAAGAAAAACTGTCTAATTCATAGACTTGATTACTCCTATTACCACCATGAACTACCATAAAAGCATAGGAAGGTGGAATAGTATATACTACATCAAAGTGGTCTCCCATTCTTAAATGAACAGTTTCATAAACATCAGTGGTTATTTCATCTTTTTGTACAATAGCTATGAAGGGACTAGTACGGTTTTTTGTATGAGGAGCGTAGAATGAATAGACTCGTCCATCTGGAGCCTGACCAAAGACTTGGTAATTAATAAGAAAACGTCTCTCACTCATTGTATTAGCCATAGACTTCATATGAGCTACCCAACCAGGAGTAACCCAATCATCTATATCTATACGAGCCATTATTGAAGTGCGAGGATAATCGAGAGATTTAATAATATCTTCAGGTGAGCCTTTATCAGTCTCTCTAGCCCAATTTTTTGATTTTTTAATAGAATCTTTCCACTGTGTTAAGTCGCCAGAGGTGTAAAGGAAGGTAATATTTAGACCTGACCAATCTAGATTTTTAATAGCTTTTGTAGCATTACAGTTTTCTGGACCTACAGCAAGATAAAGTTTAAATTCTTGGTCAGTCTGCGCCTTTAAACTATTAATAAAATTTCTTTGCATCATATCTAGATGCTTTTGATCTATAATTCCTACAGCATGAAGAGGTCCTATATCATTATAAATAGCCCTTGAGATAATAGATACTTCCATAGGTACTAATGGGTCAACTTTTATTTTGTTTCTAGGAAACCACATACAAGAAAATCCCCACTTAGATTCAAAAAGTTTACGTCCAACCTGTATTATATCATTATTGAGCTTACTCTTTTTATAATTTTCAGAGCGCATAGTTCTATCATTAAGAGCTATAAGATTCCTATCAGTGAGAGTGGCTATTTTCCATCCAGCTTTTCTCACATTCATTGAAAAGTCAAAATCCCAAGAACCAATAAAATATCTTATATCAATTATATTAGGAATTAGTGAAACTTCCTGACGTATTAACTGGGATGTTCCGCCTATAA